TTTTTTCCAGGTTCTCCCCCGAAACTCCCTTTTGGGAGATTTCTCAGGCTTTAAGGTATATGCAGGCATATTCAAGATTTGTTATCTCGGATACTGCCCGCTTATTACCACTGAACTCTGCTGGACCCAATAGCTCGATATCAGTTTTAGGAGCTCCTTTAGACGCGTGAGCGTTTAAAGAGAACCCCGAACTTCTATCTGCGTTTGGAGGGCTGGCACAGACATTAGGTAAATCTTTACACAAACTTTTATTGGCGGAAATAGAAAATCTGCCAAACTGATTTGCGTTCTTGAAACCAGAACAGAAGTCTCTTTTAAGAGACCGACTGAAACTTGGAAAATTATCGGAGAAACTGGAAGCGGCAGGTAAGGTTAGATTGTTCGCAATTACGGACGTGTGAACACAATCACTCCTCAAACCTCTCCACGATGCCCTGTTTCGTTGTCTGCGTTCCTTAGATACGGATGGAACGTTTGACCAACTGAAACCGGTTCGTAGATTGTTTGAGAAAGGGATTACAAAACTCTACAGTTTTGATTTAACCGCTGCAACTGACAGATTACCAATAATTTTACAGAAACAGGTCCTGACTTGTCTCATTGGTAAAGAATTTGCCGAATCATGAGCGACCTTATTAGTGGGTCGACCGTGGTACTACAAATTTGTGCCCTACATTTATACAGTAGGACAACCGATGGGCGCGCTTTCTTCTTGAGCTATGTTAAGTATGACCCATCATGTGATGGTTCAGGTCGCAGCACGTCGAGCGGGGTTTGAGACGTATTTCGATGACTATGCGGTGCTGGGAGACGACCTAGTGATAGGTAATCAAGCAGTAGCCGAAAGTTATTTAATTATAGCTAAGGACTTAGGTGTGGAGATCAACCAGAGTAAATCTCTTATAAGTACCATAGGTGTTGCTGAATTCGCTAAACGGTTGATTTATGCGGGTACCGATTTGTCACCGGTACCTCCTAAATTAATTGTTAGACTTATTCGCAATATCCGTAATCTACCCTCTGTCGTAAGAGAGATGGTGGATAGGGG